ATTAAAGTCTAGTACATGTCTACTTAAATCATCTAATACAAACTGTTTAGTAACTCTAGAGTTTTTCCATGCTTCTTGTGCACACTCTACTAATGAGTTAAGTACATTTTCCCATAACTTATTATGCTTATAAAAATAAGCTTCTGTAATATGAGATGATTGTACAATAGATTGTTGAGCATTAGTAACAGCTTCGTAAGTACCTACAGAACCTTCTCTCTGTTTAGTTACACCTGCAGCATCACCAATCTCTTGATCAATAAATGACATTAAATTAACATAATTAAGAATATGTTGTGTATTACTTCTATCCCAAACATTAGTAACATTAGATGTATTGGCAAAACCTGGCTCTTCCGCATTTTGCATAGGATTGATAAAGTGGATATCCATTTCCTCAAGATAGTACAAGGTTTTCTCTAAACCAAGTTTTTCATCTATCATTGTAGTATCAATAGCATATGCCTTACCTTTATCTCGTGCAATCAATCTCTTAAGTTTATGCGCTACAATAAAGTATAAGTATTGGAATGGTTTCATCCTATCCATCATAGACACATTAGGAGCATTCATATTATCATAAGATAAGATATGGTATCCTAACTTAACATCCCAAGGATTATCTATACTTCTGTGTTGATTTGGTTTCTTACGTATATTTACATAAATGTTATGTCCAATACGAGTACCTTCCCATACTTCAGGAATCCAATGCCACTCTAGCTTTTGTCCATTAGAGAAGTGATATACTGTTTTCTTTGTACCATAAGCTGTTGATTCTTGAACCCTAGTACTGTCAATGGGAATAGGAAAATCTTCAGATACTAAATCCATCTGTTCTTCTCCTGACTCATCAAAATAAGTAAGAAATCCTACTTTAGCTCTTGACTTCCACTCTACGTGAACTACTTCCCAATCCTCTCCTCTAGCTCTACCATATGAACCTTCTTCAGAATAATCTCCTTCTTTAAAGTACTCATGTTCAATATCTCTATTAAATATTTGCATAGATTTATTAATCATGTTAGCGGATGCTCCCATAACGCCTAAACCTCCTGCACTTTCTCCTTCAATAATTTTAATCTCCTCTTCTGTTAATTCAGAAGAAAATTTATCTAAAATATCAGAAGGAGTCATACGAGTTCTATACCCTGCGTACTCTCCATCTTGTGCGTATTTAACTTCAGGACTCTTATGATAAAAGAATCCTAATGGATTTAATACTTTACATACAGGTTCTCCATTTTCAATACCCACCCATACACCTTCTTCACCAGATATTAATCCATGTTTAAAGGCATCATTTTTCTTTTCTTTAATTTCTTGTTTACGAGAGATATAGTTTATAATTTGTTGTACCATTATTTCTCTTGCTTCCTGGTACTCAGTACTCATAAATTTCTCAATCTCTCGTGGATCCATTACCTTATTAATAGAATCATTTAATCTATTTTGGTAATCTTCCATAGCTCTTTGAGCTTCTGGAGTGTTCTGATCGACTTGTGGTTGAGGATTTTTTCTCTCAAACTCAGCAGTTAATCTTTTCTTTTCTTTTTCTATAGCAGCCTCAAGATAGTTACGCATAAGTTCTGTACGCTTTCTTTCTTTCTCACGTATCCCCTCTCCATTAACTAGTACAGCTCTATAGTTTAAGTTTCTTTTTAATTCTTCTCCAAGTAGTACTTGAATCTTATTATAAGTCTTATTGTAAGGCTTTATATTATCTTTGAATTCTCCAATAGTTAATCCTAATGGATTACACTCATTTTCGAAGTCTCTCTGATTTAATATATTATTATATAATTGATAATTAGATAACTTTCTTGTGTAGCTTCTACCATCTTGATCAAAATGATTTTCAGCATAGAAAGTTAAATGATCAATTACATCTTTTGCCCACTGCTTATTATCTTTAAGCTTTTCTTTTAAACTTAAGGATTGTTTAGGAAGTCTGTTCATATTTATTCATCATCTTCTTCTGTACGCTTTCTTGTACGTACTAATCTATTGTTATGTAAAAAATCTAATACCTTATTTGTGTCTTCCTGAACGTGTTTCTTATATCTATTATGACTCTCTTCCATTCCAAATACACAACCCATGAATGCCATTACACGGTCAAAGTTACCTTCGTAATTAAACGCAATCATTTCTTGTAATAATGCTTTATCTGGAATCAAATCTAAATTTCTAACTATTTCTCCTGTTTCTCCTATACCTCTTTCTTCAACTAACCAATCTCTAACATACTGAATACCTTCTGCTTTCATTTTATCGTTAGACATCGGATAACCATACACTGTTGTTCCTGTTCTTCTTGTAGATGATTTCTTATTAAGAATTGTTTCTGGTTGTGCTGCTAATAAATCTAGCCTTCTAATCTTTTCAAAATATTCTAAAGTATTACCTCGAACATTCTCAAAATAGATTTTACACCCACCATAAAATAAGGATAACTTATAAAGAATCTCGTTAACAACCCACCTACCTTGTTCTGGTCTCCCTATAAAAGATGCAACAATTTCATCATATCCCTTGGTCAAATATTTCTTATTTTTAAGAACATATATAGCACCTAATGATTCTCCATCTGGGTCATCACTAGCATAAGGGTCATGTCCAATTAAGTACATATCCTTTGGTACTACACCATCAATCTCTACAGGAAATTCATAAATTACTACACACCCATTACGATCAGTCTTTTGTTTATCTGTTAATGGAAAGTTATTTAAAGGTCTTAATTTGTTCTCTATATCTAACTTATACCCTACACCTCTTGGCATATCTTTATCAAAGTATAATTCAACTGGCTTTTCTAAGAACTTATAATTATCTTCTCTTTCTAGTTGTACTAATCTTCTTCTTAATGCATCTATAGGTAATATGTTACCTTTCTTAGTTAAAAATACCTCTGATGGTACTAGGGGTCTATTCTGCAATTCCTCATCAATAGCTGATGATCCGCTCTTACTTTCTCTTAATACCTTTCTAACTCCTTCTAAATACTCTCTAGCAGGTTGTTCAATAGTGAATCCATTCTCATCTTTATATTGGTTTAAACCTTTATACGCAGGGACAAAATAACCTATCTTACCTCTATTTTCCCATTCATCATGGAAAGATAAAAGATTAAACCCTTCAGGATCATTAAACATAATAGAAGCATCAATTGTACCTCTATCCATATCTCCCCCTGTACCTAAAAACATCATAGATCCGAACTTAATAGCACCATCTTGTTGACATTCTACGGAAGCATTACGAGATGCTATAAGGTTATCGAACATACCAATCTCTTCAAATACCATTACACCAGCACGAATACCATTAGCTGCGAAGGGATTATCTTTAAAAGATCTATGTTTTATTTCTGAGAATGTGCCTAGATTCTTCCATTCACCACCTACTTTCTTTTTATACTTAGCAATAATATTATTGTTAGTATTCCAAGAACCTTTATATTTCTTAGTAAATGGACATGGATAATATTTGTTACCTATTTGTTGACTTCCTGGGAGAAAGTCTAATGCAAAGGATGTTTTTAGTAGTAAGTCTGTTGAATACTTACCATCACCCGCACCTACTACTGTAACTGATTTAGGAGAGACTTCTTTTTCTCCAGGAATAATGTACCTAGTTTGACCATCAAATAACCATTCATGAAGTATAATACCTACACCTACACTATATGATTTACCAAACCCCCGTGATCCTAGCATCATCATATCTTTACTCATATTCTCAAATAAAGGATATCCTAAGTTTCCTTTATGTTGTTTTCTTAAGTAATCACGAGCTTCTACATAAGTTTTTAGTGACCCATCTGGTTTAAATGCGCTTGGTGTATTTTTTATAAACCTATTACGTTCAAAGTCAGACAACTTCGAATAGGTACTAGGGTTAGCATTACGATTACATGTGAATTCATCATCTAAGATAAATCCTGAGAATCCTCGAGCCTCTGCCCAATTATAAAAGAATTCCCATTCCAAATCTCTTAGATAAGGTTTACCTGGTTCTTTACTAGTTGAATGTTCTGTTTTATTTATTAAGATTGTTCCGAAGTTTATATAGAAATATAAGTTACCTGGCATCCAATATCCTGAACTCCAGTAACCTTCTATACATTTCTTCTTCTGATCTCTCCACCAATCTAAATATTTTAGACTTTCTGGATGATACATAGGAACTTCATCTAAAATAAAATTATTTCTATTAATAGTCATTATATCTTACCTTGTTCTGATAGTGATTCTACACCACCGCCTTCTATAACTGTTTTAGACTCTTCATCTTCCATATCTTTCATACATTTAATAAATACATTCCAAATCTTATCTGTGCTTTGCATAGCTTTATCTAAGTCATTAAATGTATCAATTGTGTACTTGGTAGACTTTAAGAAGTCCATTCTCTCGTCGAATTTATCGCTCCAAATTGCAGCGTTTCTTTGTATCCTAGTCAATGCTACCTCTTTGAACCTTGAGATCAAATTTGAGTACTTTAAATCCCAATTAAGGGCCTCAAAGCTAAGGTAATCATCTTGAATAATCTTCTTTCTTTCTTCATACTGAGATTGGAAGAATTTAGACTTAGGATGCACTAAGAGAGCTATTGCCCACATAACTTTTGAACCTCTCTCTTTAGCTTTGGATTTATCATTAAGATGAAATTCCTGAAATTCCTTAATGATAAGGAACTCAGGATTCTCTTTCCAAAAATTAGATAGAATATCAAAGTTATTTAATATTCCATATTCATTCATTACCCATTAATTTTACCTTCAATATCATTATCACTATAACGTGTATAATAGTGGAATACAATTTGTTGTGCTCTATCATCAATATGAAGTGCAGTGTTCATAATACCTACAGTTAATCCCATATCTAAAGCTACTTTCAAAGCCTTTGCCCTGTACTCAGAAGAGGGGCATTCAATATCAACTGCTCTTCCTAGCATATGAAAAGAATTCTTAACTCCACCTACTTTTGCATTATGTTCAGGACTTCTATAACTAGAAGTAATCTTTACAGGCATACCTAACTTGTGTCTAAACTCATCTAGCTTAACTAGAAAGTCTACATTCATTTTATCAAATACTACTTCTCCTTGGATATGAAATTCATTTGGAGTAAAGTATCTTAATTTATTTACATTTTCTTGTGACATAATTTCTTTAAAATCTGACATTAAAGTAATGTTGTGAATCTTCTTAAATTCCTCCCAGTATTCTTTTGGTAACATTTTGTACCATCTATACTTAGAGTCTATTTTCTCAGGACTAAAGAACATTCCAGGAGTAGCACAACCACATTCACTACATTTTTTAGCTTTTAAACAGTCTGAACAAAGCATAGCTCTGTATAAAGCTTGTTCTTTAATGTGATCCATTTGTTTACCTCCTAGTAAATCTTTTACCATTAAGTAATTACCTTGTACGAAATTCTTTATATCTTGTTTGCTTACCATATCATAAAGGGGCTACTAGAGCCCCATTAATTATTTTTTAAAAGCTTCGTTTACTTCATTAATTTTGTTAATAACTTCAAGTGCTTTTGTAATCACTTTAGTTGCAAAGGATACTGCCAATGTAAATCGCTTAAAAGGTTTATTTTTCAAAGCATTCCATTCATTAGCAAAGGTTTGAAACATTTCTTTAACCTCTTCTAACAATGTTGTTTTTTCTTGATTCTCAAGTTTCAAAAACATAATTTCTTCTTGAAGTTTAGCTGTGTCCTTTACATAACCTTCAGTTGTTTTTTCAAGTTGAAGAGCTAATTCATCATTGTTCATTTTTTCTTTTGCCAATGCAACGTTCATAGCTGCAAAATCAGCTTTACTTGGTTGTTTACCTTTGTTAGTATCAATACTATTTACAAAAGTTTCTTTTGTTGTTACTTCAGTTACTGGTGCAACTGCCATTTCTACTGCGTGTTGATTTTTGTTTTTAGATTTGTTCTTGCTCATTGTAGTGAATATTGTTATCTATAAAATTAAAATTGTTTACTATACATTCTGTTGTTAAAACCATACCAGCAATTGATGCTGCATTCTCTAATGCAATCCTAGATACTTTTGCAGGATCTATTACACCTGATTGTTTGAGATCTTCATACTGTTCTGTTTGTGCATTAAACCCAAATGAACCTTCTCCTTTAAGGATATCAGCAACTATTACAGAGCTTTCTAATCCTGCATTCTCAGTAATAGATTTAGTAGGTGACTGTAATGCTTTTTTAACAATATTAATACCTAAATTAATATCATTATTAGCTCCTGATAAGTCTTTTATTGCAGCTAATCCTCTAAGATATACTACACCTCCACCAGGTACTACCCCTTCTTCTATTGCAGCTCTAGTAGCATACATAGCGTCTTCTACACGATCTCTTTTTTCTTTCATTTCAATCTCTGTAGATGCTCCTACATAAATAATTGCAATACCTCCAGCTAATGCTGCTAATCTTTCTTGAATTTTTTCTTTCTTATAACCAGAATCAGAAGCTTCCATTTGTTTATGTAGCATCGCAATTCTTTCTAAAACTACTTCTTCATCAGCATGTCCACCAATAATAGTAGTCTTATTTTCTGTTACAGTAATCTTATCACAAGAACCTAGATGATCTATTCCAGCTTCTTCTAAAGATAACCCTTGTACCTCTGAAATTACTTTGCCATCAGTAAGAATAGCAATATCCTCTAACAACATTCTTCGTCTATCTCCATAAGCAGGTGCTTTAACTGCACATACTCTTAAATTTAACTTTAATCTATTCACAACAAGAGTACTTAAAGCTTGTGCTTCAAAATCCTCTGCAATAATTAGCAAAGGTCTATCTTGTTTATGAGCAATCTCTAGAACAGGTATAATCGATTGTACTGCGGAGATCTTTTTATCGTACAAAAGGATTAAGGGATTCTCAAGTTCTGCTACCATTTCGGCTGAATCAGTAACAAAATAAGGAGAGAGATATCCTCTTTCAAATTGCATACCAGGTAATCTTTCTACATAAGTCTCACGTCCCTTTGACTCTTGGACTGTAATAACACCGTTAACCGTTACTGCTTGGACTGCTTCTGTAATTATACCTCCAATGTATTCATCATTGTTTGCAGATATAGTGGCGATCTGCTTAATTTTATCGTAGTTATCCCCTACCTGTTCAGAGAATTGCTTAATATATTCTATTACTTTATTAGAGGCTAAATCAATACCTCTTTTTAGATCAATGGGATTACATCCTGCAGATACATTCTTTAATCCTTCATTAATCATTGATTGAGCTAACACTGTTGCTGTAGTTGTTCCGTCACCAGCTAAATCAGCTGTCTTTGAGGCTACTTGTTTAACTATCTTAGCTCCTATATCACCTACTGGATCTTCAATCAATATTTCTTTAGCTACAGTTACACCATCTTTAGTCATATAAGGTTTACCAAACTTATCATGAATAATAACATTTCGACCCTTAGGTCCTAATGTTGCTTTAACTGCATTAGCTAGAATATTAATACCAGCCTGTAATTTAACTCTTGCTTCTTGTCCGAATTCTACCATTGTTCTATACCACAAATTTGACCTACGTGAATTAAAAAGTAACCATTATCTTGCGTACCTTTAGTAGTTGGTTCAGTATCAAACTCATTACCTAGTTTATTAGATAGAGTGCGTACAACTGTACCGGGTACCAATTTAGATAGGAAAGGATTATCTGTTCCTAAGTGTCCGACATTTACAATAACTCCTCTAAATTGATAAGGATTTGCATCTCGTCTTGCTTTAATTTGCCCTGTAGAATCAGTCATAAATTCTGTAGCATTGTCTATAATAATACCACCATCTGATACTGCAAACTCTTCATACTTAAATAATCTTACGATTACGTGATTATCACGCACAATAAACTTATTTAGGTACTCGGGGTGATTATTAATATTCTTGTTATACTCAATATACTCATTGGTATCATGTTGAGTATCTATAACCTCAATAAAAGGTTTATTTTTTGAAGTATTAGTTACTTCCACTTTCGAAGGATGATCCTTCATCGCTGCTTTGGGGTTCGACCACTTTAAACTCATTCTTATATTTCTCTTTTAATAAATTGATAAATTGTTCCCTTAATTCTTTGTTGTCTCTTAATGTAAATCTATGTCTTAAAAGTTTTCTTAATGCACCTTGATTTATTCTAAACTTACCTAAATGATGTACATGTATTGATTCAAACTTAGGATTAGTTAAATTTTCTCTTAATTCTGAGTAGAAATGTTTAACTGTGTTCTCAACTAAAAATTTAGATATTCCTAATTCTTTAGCTACTTGAAGATATACTTCTGATAAATTTTCTAAATTAATTTTATTATTCATTCTTAAATCTAAATACAAAATCGTAGTGATTACCTTTTGCTAATGCCTCGTCTAAGTTCTTTACAGCCTTTAATATAAAAGGTTTAAAGTAAGTTTGACCATCAGAATCTTTCCATAAATACCCTTTCTTAATTAGCTTATAAATCTTATTATTAAGATTTTGATGAGATTGTCTAACTCCTGTTTTTTCTTCTGTATTATTTATAATAACTTTCTTTGCTATAGAAGAGAACCTAAAGTATTCGTATTTGTCAGGTAACATTAAGATATCTATTAAGAAATCTTTTTCACTAGGAGCTAAATGTTTAGACTCATCTAGTTGCATACAATTAATAATATTAAAGAATTTATCTAAATACTCTCGCCTACTTAAGTTCTTATAATTCGCTATCATATTCGTTATATTTTTTGTATAATTCTTTTGCTTCTTTTAAAGTTACAAACATTGTATATTTTATAGAATCTGATTCTTGAATTATTTTTCCTATTTCATTGTCTACATATAATACCATATCATCTTCAGAAAAAGAATCTGACGGTACTGTTTTTACTTTACCATCAATAAAATCTTGTGTGGTTGTAAACCAATGAGCTTTATTTAAAGCTTTTGTTAAAAAATTATCTACATAATCTAATATTACAGGACAGCAATATCCTCTAACTTCAACAATATCTCCCTTCTTAAATTTAAAATCCATAATATTAATTCTCAGGCAAACTATGCCATTGTTCAAGATTATTATTAATTTCTTTACTTTTTCCTGGACCTTCTCTAAATATTAGTCTAAGTTCTACTATGTTTCCATTAGTTCTTCGTGCTACAGTGAATAGAAGACGTCTATTGGCTATTATTTCTTCAACCCAGTCGTCTATAGTACTAGGGTTAACTCGGTAAACTTCAAACTCTTTTTCCATATCTTATTATATTTGTTACGAACAACGTGAGTAACCTCGTTCCACTCGCCTAATTATTTATTACTCTTTTAAATATCCTATTAATTTAAGTATGTACTCAAACTCTTCGTTGTTTCTACATTTACCCTCATAGAACTTTTCGTATTCTTCTTCATCAGCTTTATACATACGACCACTAATAGCTAATGTAGAATTTCTATAATCATGTTTTAACTCCCAATCTGAGAAGTGATACCCAGGAGTAAAAGGTAATTCAACTCGTTTAGTTGAATAATACCAGTTTAAAACCGCCCTACCTTTTAGGATAAACTCATGCTTTTCTATGTCTTCTTTTGTTAACATGTATGATTTAATCTTCTTTATCTTTATAATATATAACTAACCCTAGTACCAATGCTGGAATTATAAGGGTTGTTGTAAGTAAATACATTATTATCATAACCTTCTTTGTGTTTTAATATTAATCGTCCTTCCTACCCCTCATGTTATCCGTAATTATATTAAACATAGCTTGTAACATGGTTAAAAATGTAAAAGTTCCCATTGGGCAAAATCTCTCATTTTCTCGAGTCATAGACTCGTTAGGACTTTCTTTCATTGTGTTTAATTTAGGTAGTTATTAAATCTAATTTGCCCCCGCCCACCAAAGGTCGGGAATAAAAATTTAAATTTCAAGTAGTATCTCTAAAAAAATTTTAAAAATTTTTTATATATACATAGAAAATATTATATATGGGTATAGATTTGTTATATATAAATACCTCCCCCCATATATGAGGTGTGTGTATAGATTTGTGTACCACCCCAACAACCACCCCTACGATGTTTTGCTGCCGCAAAGGTGCCCCCACATTGGGAACATCAAAAGCGGTAAGTCGTATGTAATAATTATTTTCTTATTTCTTAAACTTTTATTTTATGGCAATTAATGCTAATGAAACAAAAAACGGTCATATCTCTACCGTGTGTACTACAAAAGAGGATATATTAAAAAGATTGAACGCTATTAATGATAGCGATGTACTGCAAGACGTTCAAGGCTTGCCTCAAACATTTGTTTGCAGCAAAGAACCTATTAACGTAGGTCTTGAATTAGAAGACGGAAACATCAAACAAGTCGATTTGGAATTAGCCAAAACAAAGAAAACAGACAAAACTCGCATTCTTATTTTGGTTAATGTACTTGTACCTTTTGAGGGCGAAACGTTTACTGTTGGTGTAAAGGCTTCTAAAAAACAAGTTGTTGCACTGTTGAATGCCGTTGAAACAAATGCAAACTTGCAGATTCCCGTTAAGTTTACCCGTAGTGCTGAAAAGTACGATAACGAGGGAAACAAAGTAGCTTCGGACAACCCAAACGGGTTTTGGCGGTTTTATGGCAGATGTTTATTTAAAGTTGAGGGTAACACCCCAACAAACAACAAAACAGCAGCAGAACAAACAGTTAAAGCGTAGTTTTTATTTATAGATAGCTCTTTATAGTAATATTTAGAGTTATCTATATCTTATCTCGCAAAATCAAAAAGCACATTCAATACCTTATTTTGCGCTTAAAAGCCTAAAATATTATATTGTTTGTGCTTATTTTATCATTTAATCAATCATTTAAACATGAATCTTATTATCTTTTTGGCTGTTATAACTGCCTTTATTGCTATATTTAGCACCAACAACAAACCAAATTATCTACAATAAAATCTATTTTATGTTAATTGTATATATTATTATCGTCCTTATCTGTTACGCAGCAGACAAAAGAAGTATGGAGGCATAGTCCTCTATATTTTTTCCCCTAATTACAGGTCTTAGCGCATTCTGTAATTATTTTTTAATATCTATTAAGGATATTAGCTCAGCACAAAATTTTTTAAATCCTAATCATGTATTAGGTCGTGAAGGCAATCTGTAGCCCTGATGAGTAAAGGTTTAAACACCTACGAATCACGTTAAAAGAATACAGAATAAATCTACTATAAAACAACTAAATATTCATATATTATGAACAAGAAAAAAATATCATTATCAGAATTAGAATCTACCAATGGTTCTGATAACAACTTAAAAAGAGTTATCGCAAAAAAATTAGGTTTAATTGATAATGAATATCACAGATTCATGAAAAATACTGATATTATCAGTACCTATAATGGATTTGTATATTATCACACATATCAACAAAAAACTAAAAAAATAATCGGAGAAATTACAATTGCTGGTCCAGAAATTAGATACAGAATAAATAATGAATTATGTTCAAAAAACATATTTCGTATATTTATAGAAAGTATGGGATTAAAATGCAAATTTAGATTTGTAAATAAATATCCAGCTTGTACGAAAAATATATTCGTATTTTTAACTGAATAGATATGGAAAACCACTGTATTTGCCCAACTTGCGGACACCCTCATATAAAACATGAAAGAGTTGTCATTGCTATTATTGGTGTTGCTGCTGATATACCTAGTACTGTAATGAGTGTTAAGGATACATTCAAACCAGAGCCTATAAAGCTCGAAGCACCAATAATAGAAATACCTACTGTTGTAGCATACAGCTACGAAGAACATAAAAGAAAAAAATCTAGAACCAATAGACATAAGTTTAATGGTTTCTAAACTATAACCAATCTCTTTCCTACAATACTGCTCTCGTGTGGAGTGCGTGGGAGCGTTCTTATTAATGGCTGTAACCAAATAAGAGTTCTATAGAGGTTGGTTTATTTTTATTAATTAAGGTCATATTCTAATACCTACAATAAAATTAGAATTTAATTAACTTAATTAATACTTAAATGAAAGAAGTTATAAAATTAATAAGAGCTCATTTCTCAGGCTCTTACCGCTTTCCAATAGACTTTTGTTCTATTGTAGAAGCAATGGGTAGCATAGATGTTATCCATACTGGAAGTACTCAATCTCCAATATCTTTACCTATTTTTGGGTTAGTCAATGTAGAGATGCATGAGTATTACATCGTAGATTATAGTACATCGAAAGATGGAAACTATGATATTCCAGAAAAAAGATTTATTCGTCGTTATACAATAGATGGCGTATTAATCGACTCCCAAGAACTAGGAGAATAAACAATAGTTATATATTAATATCAGTAAACTTGTGATAGATATTAATGAAACAAATAAACAAGTTGCGTTAGGGAGGATTGCGTCTTCCAACAACAGTTAGCTATATCCATCAATGCTAGACATTGACAAGCCTGTGGGGCAAGGTCTTAGGACTATTGTGCGAGGTATCAGGCAATCCTCCGTGAGTATGTAGGATTTTATATGTACCAAATAAACGTGAGAAGGTACATTTCTTAGAGACATAGCATAATCAGGGGAGCTGGTGCGAGTGTTATATTAGTCATAGGTGTGGTAACCAATGCATTAACAGCTTTAAGACTTCATGTAGTATGAAGAGAAACTAACTAATAGGCTTATCTTCAAGCCGATAAAGAATATTTCAGAGATATATGTGTCTATCCTAGTAAGGCACATGAACAGAACTAGGTTATTTAAATTTATTGAAACTATGAGATTAAACATTGTATCTACACTAAACCAAGTAGCAATTGAAACTCCTTCTGAACAAGAAATCGCACAAAACCATAAATTATCTCACCCATATTATGGGTTGAGAGATGGAAAAGGATGGCTTACCCGTTTCCCAAAAGAGGGTTTGATTCTCTCTCGTGAGTGGATTGAAACCTTTTTACAGTGTGGAGGTAAACTAGATTCAAATGGAGTCTGGGGTGCATCTCCATATTATTCTTGTGAACTAAACCCAGTTAAAGCAGCAGAGTTTTTTCTTGCTGCACATTGTCAACGTTGGGATAATGTTGAGTGTGGGTGGGCAAAATATTTCCAGGTTAATGATGATTGTTCTTTCGCAGATTTTAGGAGGCTCTGTAAAGGGGCTTCAGTCAAAGAAAGATTAAATTCATTCGGGATTGAAACTAATTTGAGTTTATTCTCTCTTGCTCGTAAGAGCGAAGAGTGGGTTAATACTCAAATAGCTAACCATTTCCAGTTCACAGAGAAATTCCGTAATTGGGGAGAGTATGAGCTGGAAATTAAATCCACGAATCCAAACTGGATTAAATTCCAGCGGGATAATGAGAAATATATGTACAGAAGAGATTTAAAATACCATACACCTAAACCATTACTCAAAGTAGTATCTTTAAGAATGTTAAAGGAATGTGCACTAGGGACATGGGGAAAATACAAATCATACCAAGCTCAAAGTGTAAGAACTTCTGTAGGATATATATACTTTACTGAAACTCATTTGGTTGTTAATAACCTAAACAATGAGTCATATGCTTACTACCCACGCTGGAAGCAAGGATTTCACAGCACTAAAATACGCCAAATAGGGCGTTATTCAGTGGCTGTTATATGTGGAACAGCTTTTGGTTGGGTTACTTCACATGGATTTCGCTCTCATATTGAAGGTTATTCTATTAAAGAGGTGATCGAAAAGATTGCCGAAAGAATAGCTTACTCTGATAAGAAAGAGGAAGCCTTGAAGGGTGTGCTATCTTTTAGATTGTTTAGAGAGTTAACTAATTCCTGTTTAGCAGGTACACGGTCATTCTTATCTGAACATGCACCATTTCTTTACAACTTACTTCAACCATTCTATAATTGGGATGATGTATTGGAATCTGATATTGCTGATATTATTTTTGAATTAACTCCTGAGTTTATGGAGTCTATAAAATTCAGATTTTAATTATCTTCTTTTTTACTAAACCATTTCCACAAACCCCATAAGGTTCAAAAGTCGGATTTTCCTCATATCGAGGCGTTGTCTACTACGTAGTGTAGATGGTGGGGTTACCAGAACCGTTCTGGTTTAATATTAAAGTTATGCAAATGACAATAATAACTCCAAAAGGAAAGTACAATGCAAAAGCATTCATAGGACAACATGGTAAATACGGAAGACATTTTGTTTACGTACTAGGTTATCATATTGTTGAAGGTGATTATGAATACTGTAAAATGATTTTTAATAAATTATTAACAGGAAAGAGACAATTACCAAAAAGAGTGCTTAGAATGGTAGAAAAACTTCTTGTGCAAAATGCGAGAAGAAACCTAGAGTATAGTGCTAGATTATTACGTGACAATAAGTTAAAATCTTATCACGAAGCATTAGGTTATATCGTTCGTAAGCATACTACTTTCCAGATTACAGGTTTTTATGAAGCTTGTAAAGCATAAACAAACAAAAGACAGAACTCAGCCTTAAAGCATATGAGTTCTGTCTATTCGTTCTTGTAGCTCAGCGATAGAGCAATTTCATCTTCACGAAAAAATATTGTTGAAATGAAATAGGTCGTGGGTTTGATTCCCACCAGGAACACAATTAGTACGTACGAGCCCAGAATATACGCGGAATTCTGTGAAGCTACACGAAAAATCTATTGGTGATGCAAGTGTTGGAGCATGGTTTAACATGCGTTGGAACAACAGCCAATAAGTACTTAAAAATATTAATCAAAAGGTCATATGGTAGGGTTGAATACTGGATTCCCCTGAGACAGCGCCTTACCAGCCTTTTGATTTTTCTTAATTTAATCTTACGCACACTTAATATCCATAATGGACGTAGCGTACAATCAATACGAGTAAGAGCATCGGGCTTTAAATTGGGCGAATGTCCCAGCTTGTAGATTAAATTAAGAACATATTTACAAAACTGCCTCTTAGCTCAGCGGTTAGAGCAGCGGACTCATAACCCGTTGGTCGAGGGTTCGATCCCCTCAGAGGCAACTAATTTTAACCCTTGTACAATAGAATTAATAAGTCGCAATTGTAATGACTATTTCTTTATTGTACATACAAATCTATTTATATGAAGTGACCTAGGATCTCAGGCATTGAGCTAAATCATGCACAAATACATGAGATAAGTTATTTCATGTAATGTATTGTGGGACCATTTGACTGTAAATCTACGTAAACACAAATAAAATTAGTAGTATGATTCAAATGGATTTTATTTAAGATAGTACAAAAGGGTATGCTTATTTAATTCATGCAGTAGCTTAATGGCTAAAGCCTGTGCCTGATGGTGCAGAGATGTCAGTTCGAGTCTGATCTGCGTGACGTTTTTTTTCATATCATTTACCATCCCTGGATTTATCAGTATTTATCTGGGGGTGGGTTTTATTTAATCCTGCAATAACGATACTATGAGAATTCCAATAGATAATAATACACTTGGATATATTGTGAAAAGACCTTTTACAAGAGGTATAGCATCATATGAATTCAAGAAGTATCATAAGTGCTCAGCATGTTCTAGGGGTAAAGAGTTACTAACATTTGGTGAATTTAAAGCCAAATTTAATACAACTCACACTAGGACAGTAGATACAGATCCTAATTTTATTGATAAAGATTTACAAGAGTTACAGAAATTATCTAAAACTTTTGTATTTAAAAAACCAAAAGATCATGGGACAAAGTAAGAAAGAAAAATATTTAGATAATTTACAGAACCGTATCAATAATGCGGAAGGTGATGAGAAATCTCGTCTTCAGCAACTATTAGAATGGTTCTTACAACTGTTTCAGTAATGTCAGATAATTTAGAACTTAATCCAGAGCTGTATTATCCTATACATTGCTCAAAAGAAAGATATGAGGAAGAGTATAGTTATCCTGAAGGTGCAGAAGTAAGACATGTACCACACAATGGAAGACCTTTCTCAGCATTTACAATGATTATATTAGGAAAGAAAGCTATCACAGTACAATTTGGTGCTGGAGGTTATTATCCTGATATAGCAGAAAAGCATATTAGAGACGTTTTAGGGGTATCGTAAACCTCTCATGTCGGCAATGCACAGCCTCGACGAAGCCATACATTAGTATAGGCAGAAACATGTAAAAAGGAGTGCAACAGCTCACACCATCGTAAATTTAGGTGTGTAAAACAGTGAGGGCATTACGCGTGCAGGGATACAAGATATCACCATACCCGTGATTTCGGCTTAGCCCTCTTATAGTTATGTATGGAGTATGAATATCGTTTTGCTAATCGTAACGTATATGTCGCAGATATACCTATGAGAAGCGCACCCACTGCGAAAGGGTCGACAACGGTACATGCTCACTTAAACAACATGGTCAGCGCTTTAGGCTTTAAATCCCCATATCTATTGGATTTATTGCTTTGAAGGCGCTGGCTTTTTATTTTTAATCAAATGAGTGCTCCAAATGTAAATAATTGTTTATTTTGTGGTGCAAAAGCCATTAATTCTTGTAAGACAAAGGAAGAATCAGATAAATGCACTAAAAGTCTAGATTAAATGAGTACACCATTAAAATTACAACCATGCTTCTTTTGTAGTTCACAAGTTAAGAAACCTTGTACTAAGGTAGAAAGTGATAATTGTTCAACTTTAAAGATTTTAAACAAAATAAGAAGCTAATGGGACAATGGTACATAGCAAAAATAAAGCTACCAAAAGATCCAGAAAAACAAATAAAGCTAATAGCTATTTTAGAATATTTATACGAAGACTTTTATTTTGAAGCCAGTATAGACTATGATGAAAACGATAATGCTTTATTTCATGGTAATGAGTATTTGAAAGAAGAGATAGAAGATATAATATATAAACTAGAAAGAGTACTCGAGATATCAATAGAGTATTCAATTGAGGAAGATAAATAGATAAAATAACCCAGTACCCATTACGTCTGAGAGCCCGTATTAGGGCGTAAGGATTGCGTGAGAGTTCGAATCTCTCTTATTGGGGCTAATATATAGACGGGAAAAAGTTTAAATCAAATAATATGTGGATTATAGTTGCAGTATTAAGTGTCCTTTTTGCAGTACTAGGTATAGGTTTTATTGTGGATAAAGTATCTACAAAGAAACAAAAAAATAATACCACACTACAACAAAGAATAGAAGCTAATAATTATGCTAGAGAAATCATGTTACAAGATGTACAAAGAGCTATAGATCAAAGACAGCAAGGAGTTAGAGAAGCAATAGAGCAACAAAGAGTTGAACAACCACCATTAAATCCAGCGGAAGAAATAAAAAGAAAGTTTGGAGTTACAGGAGGTTGGAGCTGCGTATCCTTAATGAAAGGACAAGCAGATATTCTAGAGAAGCTTCTTAGTAAAATAGGTATAACTGAGTACCAATTGTTCTATATGAGGTCGGTATCTGGATTAGGATACTCGTATCATCTAAAAGTTATTGATCAAGGACATGCAAGATCCTTAACAAACTTTTATCTAGAACAGTTACCAGGATGTTGTGGAATAGTGGTAAGCAATGGGGTAAACATATATCCTGAATATAGAAGAAAAGGATTAGGTGCTACTCTTAATGCATTGAGAATATCCATAGCTAAAGTTCAAGGCTATGGAATGATGTTGTGTACTGATGTAGATACTAATGAAGCACAGAAAAAAATTCTGTCTAAAAATGGATGGAAGAAAGTGGATGAATTTATAAACCCAAAAACTCAGAATAGAGTTAACATTCATACTATAGAATTATGACGAGAAAAGACTTCTTAGAGCGTTTACTTAGTTTTCTATTTTTTATTCTAGTACTTTGTTGCATATATTTTATGATATATGGGACAGGACCATGGGTTTGTGGAAGTATACTAGGACTAATTATTTTATTTATTATGTTTTTAATGGAAATGACTTCTGACTTGGGAAGAGTTATGAAGTTTCCATTTAGTAAAGCATCTAAAATAGATAAATTAGAAAAGAAAAGAGACAAACTAGAAGAGATAGTAAAATATTGGGGGAAGAAAGCATATGCTTATCATCTTGATAGAAATTTCAAAGATGAAGATCAAAGAGAAGAGTATAAACATTACTATGAGTATTACTCTAGTAAAGAAAACTCTGCTAAAAGAGAATTAGAGGAAATTAAAGACCAGATTGAGAGAGAAAAACTTGGGATAGATGAATGATTTAGATAAATTTAAATTAGTATTTTTATTGTATGTGGTTATTCTTGTTTTTACAATACTTCATTTAGCTGCAGAAGAAAAAACAAAAACTATTCAATCAGATAAAGAGCTAAAACCTTCCCAAGTACGTGTTGAATGCATTAACAATAAGTGTGATACAACATGGATATATCAACTACAAGAGGACTAGGAATTTCAATATCACAAAAAGAATTAAGTATAGAAATATATTTACACGGTGCTACTGTTAAAGCTTTTGAAAAGGGAAAACCTTATATTACTAATATTGGAATAAAATTTAAATGTTGTGATTATGTTTTACAAAAATTAAAAATTTGTAGTAATAGTAAACTAGAATTTGATTATACTATTAGAGAATTATATAAAAAACTCATAAATAGAGATATTTCAGATTTTAATGATTATTTACTTGGTAAAGGAATAACAACACAAAATTTAAATGTTTTTCTTA